GTGAAGAAGCATGAAAGCCGGCTGAGCCGGGACGTCCTGCTGGAACAGATGAGGCGGCTGGCCTGCGCCAAGGTGAACGACGCGGTGAAGCTGGCCTATCTCCCGGAGGAGGAGCGGGAGTCTATCGGCCGTCTGGACCTGGCCGCCCTGACGGAGTTCCGGCGCAGTGGGGCGGGGACGGTGGAGCTGAAGTTCACCGACCGGATGAAGGCGCTGGAGCGTCTTCTGGAGCTGAGCGGCCCCAGCGGTGAGGAACAGCTGGAGCAGCTGTTCCGGCGGATGGAGGACGGGGAGGAGTGACGCCGCTGATCTTTTCGCCCAAGCAGCGGCGGGTCCTCACCTGGTGGAGGCCCGGCTCCCCCGACTGCGGCTGTCAGGCCCTGATCTGTGACGGAGCGGTGCGCAGCGGCAAGACCCTGTGCGCGGGGCTGTCCTTCCTGTGCTGGGCGACTCTCACCTTTCAGGGCAGGCGTTTTGCCCTGTGCGGCAAGACCATTCAATCCGTACGGCGGAACCTTTGGTCCGAGGCGCAGCCAGTCCTGCGGGCTCTGGGCTTCTCCTGGACGGAGCGGATCTCCCGGGGGCAGATCACCCTGCGGCTGGGGGAGCGGGAAAACACCTTTCTCCTGTTTGGAGGGGCGGATGAGCGGGCCGCCGGTCTGATCCAGGGCGTCACCCTGGCAGGCGCCCTGCTGGACGAGGCGGTGCTGATGCCCCGCTCCTTTGTGGAGCAGGTCTGCGCCCGGTGTTCGGTGGAGGAGAGCCGGCTGTGGTTCACCTGCAACCCGGAGAGCCCGGGGCACTGGTTTTATCAGGAGTGGATCCGGAAGGCGGAGGAGAAAGGGGCGCTGCACCTGACCTTCACTATGGCGGACAACCCCGGGCTGTCCCCGAAGGTGCTGGCCCGCTATGAGTCCATGTTCCGGGGGACCTTCTACCGGAGGTTCGTGCTGGGCGAATGGGCGGCGGCGGAGGGACTGGTCTATGACTTTTTCAGCCCTGAGCTGGTGCAGCCGGTCCCGGAACAGATGGATGGGCCGTGGTACATCTCCTGTGATTATGGGACGGTGAACCCGACCTCCATGGGGCTTTGGGGACAGAAGGGGGGCGTGTGGTACCGGACGGCGGAATTTTACTATGACTCCCGGAAAAACGGGCGGCAGCAGACGGACGGGGAATACGCAGACGACCTGGCCCGGCTGGCCGGCGGGCGGGACATCCGCGGGGTGGTGCTGGATCCGTCAGCGGCCAGCTTCCGGGAGGAGCTGCTCCGGCGGGGGTGGACGGTATACCGGGCAGAAAATGAGGTGCTCTCCGGCATCCGGCGCACCGCAGAGCTGCTCCGGGCCGGGCAGCTGGTGATCTGTACCCCCTGTGAGGACGCCATCCGGGAGTTTGGACTGTACCGATGGGACACCGCGGCTTCCGGCGACCGGGTGGTGAAGGAACACGACCACGCCATGGATGATATACGGTATTTCGCAGTCACGGTGGCAGGCCGGAGAAGGGACGGGTTCTTTGCCGGTACGGTGGAGCGGGGCAGCGGTTAAAAACACCGTCCGGACAGGGTCGGTGAAATGGAGGGAAGAAATTGAAATGGTTCATGCGGAAAAAAGCGGAAGCGCAGCCGCCTGAGGTCCAGCTGCGGGACCGGGAGGGACATCCCTTTGGCGCGCTGGACCGGTATGTGCCCCTGAGACGGGGGGAGCTGGAGCTGTACCGGACCATCCGGGAGGCAGTCCCCATTGTGGACGCCGCCTTGATGAAGCTGGTGCGGCTGTGCGGGGGCGTACAGGTCCGGTGCGGAGCGGTGGAGGCCCAGGCGGGACTGTACCGTTTCCTTCGTGAGGTGGACACAGGCCGAGGACAGCGGGGACTCCAGTCCTTTCTGGACCAGTACCTGGACTCTATGCTCACCTGTGGTCAGGGAGTGGGCGAAATGGTGCTGGACCGGGAGGGGGGGGACATTGCCGCCCTGCTGTGCGCCGACCCCGGACAGATCGAGATCCGGGAGGGGGAAACTCCCCTGGAGTTCCGGCTGTGTACACGGGGACGGGACGGCCAGCCGGTGGAACTGCCCTGGCAGGAGCTGCTGCTCTTCACCCCGTTTCAGCCGGGGACGGACAACCCCTACGGCGTGTCTCTGCTGCGCTCCATGCCCTTCCTCAGCGGAATCCTGCTGAAGATCTATCAGGCGCTGGGGCAGAACTGGGAGCGGGCGGGCAACCTGCGCTTTGCAGTGGTATGCAGGCCCGGGGAGCGGGACGGGCTCTCCGCCCGGGAGCGGGGACAGCAGATCGCCCGGGAGTGGTCCGCCGCCATGCAGGCGGGCCGTCAGGGAGCAGTGCGGGACTTTGTGGCAGTTGGAGATGTGGATATCAAAGTCATCGGCGCGGACAGCCAGGTGCTGGACAGCGAGGTCCCGGTGCGGCAGATCTTGGAACAGTTGATTGCACGGACCGGGATCCCACCCTTTCTGCTGGGCCTGTCTTGGTCGTCCACAGAACGGATGAGCACCCAGCAGGCCGACCTGCTCACCAGTGAGATCACTGCCATCCGGAGGAGCCTGGAGCCCACGGTCCGGCGGGTGTGCCAGCTGTGGCTGAGGCTCCACGGCTGGCCTGAAGAGCTGGAGGTGGAGTGGGAGGACATCAATTTGCAGGATCTGGTGGAGGAGGCCCGGGCGGAGCTCTATCACGCCCAGGCGGAACAGATCGGAAAGGAGAACACATGAGGATCCAAAAAACATCACAGCAGCCCGCTGGCAGCGGCCTGCTGCCCGGCCATCTGGAGGACATCAACCGGCTGAGCCGGGCCTCTCTATCTGCACAGGAGGTATATGCCTTCTCCCTGTGCCTATGTGACAACGAGGTGGACCGGGACCAGGAGCGGTTTCCGGAGAAAACTCTGGAGCAGCTGGCCCCTCTGTTTGTGGGTAAGAGCGGGCTGTTCGACCACAGCTGGAGTGCGCGGGGCCAGGCTGCCCGGCTCTACCGCACGGAGGTGGTGCGGGAGCCGGAGCGACTCACCCAGGCGGGGGACGGCTACTGCTGGCTGAAGGGGTGGGCCTATATGGTGCGCACCCCGGACAACCAGGGTCTGATCGCGGAGATCGAGGGAGGTATCAAAAAGGAGGTCAGTGTGGGCTGTGCCGTGAAGCGGGCGGTATGTTCCATCTGCGGCGCGGAGCGCGGACAGAGCTGTGGACACAAGCCCGGAGAGGTCTATGACGGGGCGCAGTGCTTTTTTCAGCTGGAGGAGGCCGTAGACGCCTATGAGTTCTCCTTTGTGGCGGTGCCTGCCCAGCCCAGGGCCGGTGTGGTAAAGGGGCTTTGTCCCACTGGAGAGGGCGCGCAGACCCTCCGTGAACTGGCGGCCGGAAGGGACGGGTGTGTCCGGGAGCTGGAGGTGCTGGAGCGGGAGGCCGCCCTGGGCCGAAAGTGGCTGTCCTCCCTCCGGGAGGAGGTGGTACGGCTGGGGACGCTGGCAGACGGCAGTTTGGACCAGAACGTGCTGAAGCAGATCGCGGACAAGCTGGACGCGGAGGAGCTTCAGGCCCTGAAGGGGGCCTATCAGGCCAGAGCCCGGGAGCGCTATCCCCTACCAGTCCAGCTGGAGTATGCCCAAAAATCAGAGGAGGAGCCCCGGGAGGACGGAGCGTTTTTGATCTGAAAACAAACAAGGAGGAGTCAGTATGAGCAAGGTATCATTTGAGGACATCGGAATGGTGACCGCCACCTTCACGGCCCGGGAGGATGTGAAGTCCGGCCAAGTGGTGAAGATCACTGGAAACGGTGAGGTGGGGGCCTGCGCGGATGGAGACGCCTTCTGTGGGCTGGCCCTGTCGGTGCGGAGCGGGTTCGCCGGGGTACAGGTTAAGGGATTCGCCTGCGTACCTACCTCTGGCACGGTGACGCTGGGTCGGGTGAAGCTGGCCGCCGACGGGGCCGGCGGTGTGAAGCCCGCCTCCGCCGGAGGCACAGAGGTCCTGGTGGTCAGCGCGGACAACAGCGGTCACACCGCCGTGGTCTGCCTGTAAGTTAAAAAAGGAGGCTTTGAATATGGCAAATCATTGCGACACCATCAAGCTGGAAAAGGGGATGTATCAGGAGGCGGGCCGCTCCTTTACCCAGGTGCTGGAGCGGCTGGACCCCTCCGAGCAGTATAAGGGGACCGGCATGGAGGGGCTGGACGCCTTTCAGCGGCAGCTGAAGCGCTTTGACATCAAGGTGCGGGGCACCGCCTCCGACCCGGTGGAGAAGTTCTTCCGCACTGCGAACTCCGCAGTGCTCTTCCCGGAGTACATTGCCCGCTCGGTGCGCCAGGGTATGGAGGAGGGGGACCTGCTCCCCTCCATCACCGCCGCCACTACCCGGTTCGAGGGAATGGACTACCGCTCCATCACCGCCCAGGCCGGAGGGGACAGCAAGGAGCTGAAGGCGGTAGACGAGGGCGCATCCATCCCCGCCACCACCATTCAGGTCCAGGCCAATCTGGTGAAGCTGCGCAAGCGGGGCCGGATGCTGGTGGCCAGCTATGAGGCGGTGCGCTATCAGAAGCTGGACCTGTTCTCCGTGACTCTGCGCCAGATCGGCAGCCACATCGCCCAGATGCTGCTGGCCGACGCGGTGGATGTGCTGATCCACGGGGACGGCAACGACAACGCCGCGGCTGCTTCGGAGACCAAGGGGGCCGGTGTGCTCACCTATGACGAACTGGTGGACTTTTGGGCGGCCTTTGACCCCTATGAGATGAACACGCTGCTGGTCAGTTCCGATGTGCTGCTGAAGATGCTCAAGCTGGCAGAGTTCCAGAACCCTCTCACCGGCCTGAACTTCCAGGGCACCGGAAAACTGGCCACCCCCCTGGGCGCCACCCTGCTGCGTACCTCCGTGCTGCCCAAAAACACCGCCATCGGCCTGGACAAGCGGTATGCCCTGGAGCTGGTGCAGGGCAGCGATGTGACGGTGGAGTACGACAAGCTGATCGACCGGCAGCTGGAGCGGGCGGCCATCACCACCATCAGCGGCTTTGCCAAGCTGTTTCAGGAGGCCTCCCGCGTGCTGACGGTAAAGGCGTCGTGACCGGGCGGATCCAGGCCCTGGTCCGCGCCCTGGGGGGCGGGACGGATCAGGAGGAGCTGCTGGCCATGCTCTGTCAGGCGGCGGAGACAGAGCTGGCGGGACGGCTGCGCCCCGGCCTGACGCCGGAGAACTGTGAGAGCGCCTTTGTCCCGGCGGCTGCGTGGATGGTGCTGGCGTGGCTCCAGGCGGGGGAGGCGGGTGTCGCCTCCTTCACCGCCGGAGACCTGACCATCCGCAGGACCGGGCAGGGCGCGGCGGAGCTGACCGCCCAGGCGGAGCGGCTGATGGCTCCGTATCTGGCAGATCGCGGATTTTCCTTTCAGGGGGTGGCAGGATGATGGAGCGGGAATGGGCCGCCCTGCTGGCCCGGTACGGGCAGAGCGTGGCCCTCCACCGGGGAGAGGAGACGGTACGGACACAGGCGTTCCTCCAGCCGGTCACAGAGCGGGACCGGGCGCAGGAGGCCCCCAGCCCCCTGGGTCTGCGGCGTGAGGACCGCTTTTTATATCTCGGAAAGCCGGAGGAGCCGCTGACGCCTGGGTGCTGGGTGGAGTGGAATGGGACCGGCTATGAGGTCCAGACCGCGCATCCGATTCAAGCCGGAGGCCGGACCTCCCATGTGTGGGCGGTGCTCCGGCCCAGAGACCGGGAGGCGGGCGCATGAGCGGCGGGCTGGACGGGCTCCGGGAAAAGCTGGCAGCTTTTCTGCGGGAGCAGGGACTCCAAGCCATGACCGACTGGCCAGTGGAGCCCCGGGAGTTGCTGGATGGGCCGGTGGCTGTGGTATCCCTCCAGGGATGTCGGGCCGGACCTGCGGGATTTCAGCACTATCTGGGTGAACGATATGACAGGGAGCGGGAACAGTGGGTGGAGGTCTATGGCCAGAAGGTGCAGCTCACCTTCGGACTGGACCTCTATGCCCCGCCCCAGCTTGGGGAGGCGGCCATGCAGGCCGCCCTGGACCAGCTGGCAGGGGCCTGCGCCGGTGCAGGCCCGGTGGGACTGGATATACGGGAGTTTTCCTGCGGTGAGACCGGGTACGACCGGGACAGCCGTCTGCTGAAACGGCCAGCCCAGGCAGTATGCACCGCCTGCCTGTACGCCGTGACAGAACCGAGCGGTACATTTTTGGACTTTGAGGTCAGAGGGGAGAGTCATCCATGAACGTGACCACACACGAGCGCCCGGGGGTATACTCCGTCTACGGCGCGTCCTCCCTGGTCCGCGGAAGCGGCGGGAGAAAAACGGTGGGCCTGGCTGTGATAAACACCAAGGCGAAGGCCGGCGTGATCCAGACCATCACCAGCTATGAGGGGGCGGTATCCGCCTTTGGCAGCCAGGCGGACAGCCAGGATATGGCGGAGCTAATCCGGGTGCTCCTGCTCAACGGGGCTGCGGCGGTGGCCGCCATCCCTGTGGCGAACGCCGAGGGCTATGAGGCCGCCTTTGCGGCCCTGGCCGAAATGGAAAATATCAGCGTGGTGGTGTGCGACAGCACGGACCAGGAGGTGCAGCAGAAGCTGCGGGACAGCGTGACGGCCGCCTCCGCCGCACGGCGAGAGCGTATTGCCGTGGTGGCCGGAGGTGCGGAGGAGAGCGTTACCGCACTTACAGACCGGGCCAAGGCGCTGAACAGCGAACGGGTGGTGCTGGCTGCGCCCGGCGGGGTATCCGCGGAGGGCACGGCCCTGTCCGGCCTCACCGCCGCGGCGGCGGTGGCGGGCGCCATCGCGGGCCAGGGAGATCCGGCGGTCCCACTGGGCGGCGCGGAGCTTCTGGGGCTGAATGGGCTGTCCGCCCAGTACGGAGACAACGACATCGACCTGCTGGTCCGGGGCGGTGTGACGCCACTGGACAGTACAGGCGGGACGGTCTCTGTGGTCCGGGGGATCACCACCAGGACCCGCTCCGGCGAGAGCGAGGACGCAACCTGGAGGGAGCTGTCCACAGTGCTGATCGTGGACGACGTGATCCCGGCTATTCGGGAGAGCCTGCGGGCCCGCTTCCGCCGGGCGAAAAACACGGAGCAGAGCCGGGGGGCCATCCGGTCCCAGGTGGTGCTGGAGCTGGAGAACAAAAAATCCCGGGAGATCATCACCGGCTACGATGGCGTAACGGTGTCCGCCCTCCCGGAGAACCCCACGGTATGCCTGGTGGAGTTCGCCTTTACAGTGGCCCACGGGCTGAACCAGATCTGGCTGACAGCCAGCATCACCATCTGAGGAGACAGGAGGGAGTACATTGAGCATTGCGGGATTTCCCACCAGCAGCGACATCTATCTGGAGGTGAACGGGGTCAAGGCGGCGGTGGTGCAGAGCTACACCGCCAGGGCCTCCAAGACCAGCCGGGCGGTGGAGGCCTTCGGCGAGGAGGAGCCGGTGGCCACAGTCCCCGGGCAGACCACCCATGTGCTGGAGCTGACCCGGCTGTACGCCACGGACGAGGCCATCCGGGACGGGATCGACTTCTATGGCCTGAGCGACTTTTCCCTGATCATCTGCAAGCCGGACCGGAAGATCATCTATTCCAACTGCCAGTGGAGCGGCATCCAGGAGACCGGGACCCTGGGCGATATGGTTCTGGAAAAGGTGACCATCGTGGCTGGGAAACGGCTGGAAACGGAGGTGTGAGGTATGGAGGCTTCTATTTTGGCCCGCCGGGACCGCCTGACGCTGGATAATGGGATGCAGCTGCGCCTGCTGTCCGCCCTGGAGGTCCTCCAGGCCCGCCGGGAGGCGGAGGGGCTGGCCCAGGCGCCCAGAGAGCGCGCCCTGTGCTCCAACGCCTGCCTGCTGGCCCGGGCCCTGGAGACGCCGGAGGGCGGCCCGGTATTTTCCGGCGGCGAGGCGGTCCTGGCGGGGCTGCGGGTGGAGGAGATCGCCGCCCTGTCCAGGACCTGGAGCCAGTTCAATCGGGAGGAGAATCCGCCCCTCACCATGGGGCAGGAGGAGGCTGAGGAGCTAAAAAAAAACTAGCCTCCGACGGGGCGGACCGGCTGCGCTGGCGGGTGCTGAGGGCCTTCGGCGCACTGCCCTCGGAGCCGAGGGCCCAGGCCATGCGGGACCGGGACTATGTGTGGTGCCTGTCCCACCTGGCGCTGGACCAGGAGAAGGAGCTGGAGCGGCTGTGCCCCGCCTGCCGCGCCCGGGCGGAGGAGACCCGATGCCCAGTGTGCGGGGCCCCCTCCGGCCAGGGGGAGGGGGCGGTCAACCCCGCCTTTGACCAGGAGCGGTATGAGCGGATGCGGAAGGGAGCGCTGGTATGACGGACTATCTGGAGGAACTGCTGGACCAGCTGGAGGAGGAAGAAGCGGACGTTGCCGCGCACTGGCCGGAGGACCTGGCTCCCACTTGGGCTGAGTTTCCCGGCGGTGCGGAGCCGCGGGGGGAGACGCGTACAACAGGCCGTAGTCCTGTAACAGCTCTGCCAGAGGCGGTCTGGACGGAGGCGTGGGAGGCGCTGGAATCCCCGGAGGCGGTGGAGTCCGCCCTCCTTCCTGGGCCGCCTGAGACATGGACAGTTGCCCGGGGGCCCGTTCCGCCGGAAAAGGAGCCGACTGACGCCCACATACCGGAATTCCTAGAGGCCGCGGCATGGCCCGCGCCTCAGCCGGACGCGCTGGAGGAGGCAGATGGGAGGAAGTCAGAGCGGCCCGCCCTGCTGGAGCGGGCGGAGCGCTTGGACCGGGCGGTGAGACAGGCGCGGCGCGGGGACACGGCGGTCCGCTCCACAGGGTCGCCGGCGGGCGGAACAGCTCTGTCCGGCCTGGCAGCCCGGCAGTCCGGCGGGTGGCTGGAGCGGGGAGAGGACCATGCCGCGGCAGTGGACCGGGCTTTTCAGCGGGACAGCCGGCGCTATGACCAGGGCTTTGCCCTGTACTGAGGAGGGATCTGCGGTGCCTTTGACACCCATGCGCTATAAAAGCTATACCTGGCCCCACAACCCCAGGGTGTACTCCATTGACTATGAGCGGAAGATGGCGGTCCACAAGGTGCCCTTTGGGCTCTATCACCTTCAGGATCTGGGCCGGACCCGGCGGGTGATGGAGGGAGAAGGGGAGTTTGTGGGGGCGGACGCCTATTCACAGTTCGGCCAGCTGGCCAATGTGTTCTATGACAGCGGGCCGGGTCTGCTGGTCCACCCCCTCTGGCAGACGGCCAGCGCCTATTTTGTGGCGCTGAGGCTGGAGCAGGAGCCGCGCCCCGACTATGTGCGCTACTCCTTCACCTTTTGGGAGGATGTGAGCTATTACAGTGGGGAGGTGCGGACCTTCGCGCCAGATCAGGAGACCGCCGCCGGTGGTTCCGGTGTGGGCGGCGGCTACCATCTGGTGAAGCAGGGGGACACCTTCTGGTCCATTGCACGGCGGTACGGTCTGTCCCTGGAGGAGCTGGCCGCCAAAAATCCACAGATCCGGAACCCGAACCTGATCCGGGTGGGAGAGAAGGTGAAGATCGCTTGACCGGCTATGTGACAACGGCACAGGGAGTGACGACCGTCCTGCCCACCCCGGTGTCCTGGTGCTTTCAGTACACCTCCGGCGTCCCCTGCGACAGCTTCCGGCTGCGGTGTATTTGGGATGGGGACAATCAGGTCAAGCCGGAGGAGTGGGCTATGTTCCAGGCACTGAAGGACGGGGAGGTCCGGTTTACTGGCGTGGTGGACGAGTGTGAGATCCTCCTGGGCCCGGAGGGGGCCTTTTTTGAGGTGAGCGGCCGGGGAATGGCCGCCCGGCTGCTGGACAATGAGGCCCTCAGCCAGGACTATGAGCTGGCAACTCCAGCAGACATCCTGCGGGACCATGTGGAGCCATACGGCATCCGGACAGAGGGCGGCGCGGCGCTGGGACCGGTATCCCGGTTCTCTGTGGCCGTCGGCAGCAGCGAGTGGGCCGTGCTGTATGAATTTGCCCGGTATCATAACGGGATCTGCCCCCGCTTCGACCGGGAGGGGCGGCTGATCCTGTCCCCCTGGGCGGACACCCGGGAGATCGCCCTGGATGACGCCGTTCCGGTGGAGCGGCTGAGCTGTCGGGTGCGGCGGTACGGCGTGCTGTCCCAGGTGGTGGTGCGGGACCGTTATCAGAACCGGACTGAGACAGTGGACAACCCGGCATTTCAGTCCCTGGGGGGACGCAGGCGGCAGGTGGTGACCATGCCGGGCAAGAGTCAGTACCAGGCCATGCGGTACAGCGGCCGATTCCAGCTGGAGCGCTCCGCCGCAGAGCAGCTGCGGATCCAGGCGGAGATCCCCATGCTGTTTTTCGCTCAGCCGGGGGATCTGATGCGTCTGGAGCGGTCCAACTGGGGGCGCAACGGGCGCTATCGGGTGATGGAGGCCCAGGTGGGCCAGGACGAGAGCGGGGGATGGACCAGACTGGAACTGGCGCCCCCTGATGTGATACTGTGAGGTGCGGGATATGTGGACATCCAATCGAAAGACGGAGGGGCGGACGGTGGAGGCCGCGGCAGACCTGGGGCTGGTGACTCTGGGGGGAGATCCCGCCGGTGTCTATCTGGGTGGAGAGCGGCGCTGGGTGGCGGTGTGCGCTCCCGGCGGCTATCAGTGGCGGCCGCAGACAGGCGACAAGGTGCTTGTGGTCAAGGCAGGCGACCAGAGGGAGATCCCATGTCTGGCTGGGGTGCGCCAGCCGGAGATCCAGGAGAAGGAGGATCCCCTGGAGGCCGGAGCGGTGCGGATCACTGGAGGCAGTGGGCAGATGGATCTGAACACTAAGGGCGTGGTGCTGAACGGAAAGGAGACGGCCCTGAAGGGCAGGGTAACTGTCAACGGAGAGCGGCTGGAGGATATGATCTGGCGTATCGCGGCAGATGTGGTGTCCTCCATGCTGGGATAAGGGGGGAACGATGGAACTGAGGTTGGAGCAGGGAGACTATGTCCCAAACGGTGCGGGGGGCTTTCAGCGGCTGGAGGGGGCGGAGGCACTCCTTCAGCGGGTGCTTTTTCGACTGACCGCCCGGCGGGGACAGTTCCCCTTTCTGCCGGAGTTGGGCAGCCGCCTGTATCAGCTGGGCCGGGAAAAGCCCTCCGCCCGGGAGGCACTGGCCCTCCAATATGTCACCGAGGCACTGGCACAGGAGTCGGAACTGGCGGTGACAGGGGTGGAATTGACCGAGACCACGCCAGGACGGGCTGCCCTGCGTACGGATCTGAATTGGCGGGGCGCGCCGCTGTCCGTAGCGGTAGAGGTACGGATATGAGGAGGTGAGAGGATGAAAACGGTGGATGAGATCTTTGGGGAGATGCTGGTCAGCTTTGGAGCGCGGACAGGAATGGAGGTGGACCAGGGCTGCGATCTGGCTGTCCGCCTGTATGCGGCGGCGGCCCAGATCTACGCGCTGTACCTCCAGGCTGACTGGGTGGCCAGGCAGGCGTTTCCCCAGACAGCGGAGGGGGATTATCTGGATCTCCACGCCCAGCTGAGAGGGCTGGAGCGGAAGCAGGCCTCCCATGCGGCGGGGACCCTCCGCTTCTTTGCGGACGAGGCGGCCGAGACGCCCAGGGAGATCCCACTGGGCACCGTATGTATGACTGCGGGACTGGTGCGGTTCGAGACCACACGGGCAGCTGTCCTCCCAGCGGGACAACTCCAGGTCGATGTCCCCGCCCGCGCCCTGCTGGCGGGCAGCTCCGGGAACGCGGCCGCCGGGACGGTGCTCTCTATGGCAGTGGCCCCAGTAGGGGTCCGGCGCTGTGACAATCCGGAACCTTTCCTGGGTGGGAGCGACGGCGAGACGGACAGTGAACTGAGAAAACGGGTGCTGGATACCTTCCAGCGCCTGCCCAACGGGGCCAATGCCGCCTTCTATGAGCAGGGGGCCCTGTCCTTTGATGAGGTGGCCGCCGCCTCCGTCCTTCCACGGAGCCGGGGGATCGGTACTGTGGACGTGGTGGTGTCCACCCACAGCGGGAAGGCGGACCCTGCCCTGCTGGAGCAGATTCAGGCCTATTTCCAGAGCAGGCGGGAGATCGCTGTGGACGTCCAGGTGCGCGCCCCGGAGCAGGTGAAAGTGGACGTTGCCATCCGGCTCCAGCCGGCGGAGGGTTCCAGCCTAGAGACCGCTGCCGCCGGGGTAGAGGCCGCGGTGCGGAGCTGGTTTTCCGGCGAACGCCTGGGAAAGCCGGTGCTGCTGGCGCAGCTGTACAGTCTGATCTTTGCCTGTGACGGGGTGGCCAACTGCAGGCTAGCCGCGCCGGCTGACGACGTGGAGATCGCCGCCCACCAGCTGCCGGTACTGGGGACCCTGACCGTGGAGGAACTGACATGAGCGGGGCCCAATATCTGCGGCAGCTGCTGGCTCCCCTGGGGGTCTACGACCTGGAGGGACCCTTTCAGAGCGGGGAGCTGGAGGCACTGGGGGAGGCTCTGGATCAGGCGGAGGACGCGCTGGATGAGCTGCATCGGGAGTCCTGTCTGGCCACGGCCAGGGACTGGGGCCTGGAGCGGACCGCCGCCCTGTTCCGGCGCAGGCCCGTCGCCGCGACGCCCAAGGCTATGCGGGAGGCCCTGGCCGCCCTGCTCCGCATCGGCGGAGACAGCTTTACGCTGGATGCCATCAACGATACCATCTCCGGCTGCGGTGTCAATGCCCTGGTGCGGGAAACCGGGGAGGCCGGAACAGTGGAGGTGTCCTTCCCCAAGGTGCCTGGGATCCCACCCGGCTTTGACGAGATCCAAAAGATCGTGGAGGACATTCTCCCAGCCCATCTGCTGGTGCAGTACCACTTCTGGTATCTCACCTGGGCCCAGCTGGAGACCAAATTTTCCTGCTGGAGGGAGATTGAGGACAAGGCCCTCACCTGGACCGGGCTGGAAACCTATGTGGAGCCGGAGGATGAATCCGGATAA